TCCTAGCTGATCGCTTAGACAAGCATCAGTTCTGGAAGTGGCAGTTGACCGCTTCCCTTGGTCAAGAAGTCACTCAACCTTCACCTGATCCTGTTGATGCCCAAGGCATTGATGCAGATGATGATCAACCTTACGATCAAGTTGACGATATGTTGTCAGAGCAAGGTCTTGCGCCAATGCCAATCATGCCACGATCAGAGGAAATCGCTGAGGAATTATACGATGAGGAACGCGCTTCCGCAGCTCGTATTGGCGAAGGTTCATTCGTATCTTGGAACACTTCAAATGGTCGCGCTAAGGGCAAAGTTGAAAAGGTTGTCACAAAGGGTCAGGCAAAATCATCTGAAGGTTATGCTCTTGAAACAACTCCTGATCAACCAGCGTTTTCAATTCGTATTTACAAAGAGCAGGGAAATGGTTGGATTCCAACCGATGTGACAGTGGTTCATCGACCAGACATTCTCACAGTTATCACCGCCCTTCCATCACCACGCTCGGAGGATTCATCAATGATTGAGGAACGCAAAGCAATGGCAACCGCAGAACGAATCACCATGTTTGCTGAAGTTCGCGCTGTTGCAACTGAGGATGGCTCACTTAAGATCGGCGGCTACGCTGCAACATTTAACAGTGAGGCAAGCGGTTTGAATTTCCGCGAAGTTATCGCACCTGGCGCATTCACTCGCGCACTTGCATCTAACGATCCAGTTTTCCTTCTTGTCAATCACGATATGGAAGGCATTCCACTGGCCTCAACTCAATCAGGAACTTTGCAACTTCGCCAAGATAAAACTGGCCTTTATATGGAAGCAACTCTTGATCCAGCAAATCCAAAGGCTCAAGAACTTTCCTCAGCACTTCGCCGAGGCGATATGGACAAAATGAGTTTTGCATTCACAGTTTCTCCAGATGGACAAACTAAAGATGCCGGACTTCGTACACTGACAGACATTGAACGCCTCTATGAGGTTTCAGTTGTCACCCTTCCTGCCTATGACTCAACTTCAGTTGGAATGCGTTCAACAGATGAAGTTGATCTTGATCTTGCTAAGCGCAAGTTAAGCCTGAAGGTCAAACATCATTCCTTGACTCGCAAGAGCAAGGCATAACACTCGGCGCATTCGCCCCGACTGGTCTCAAACATCCATCCAAGAGAAAGGGTCACAAATGACTCTAAGCACAAAACTCAAGGAGCAGCGTGATGCACTTGTTGCCGAGGTTGAAACAACTTTAGCAGCTGAGGAAGTTACCGCAGAAGCTCTTGATGCCGCATCAGTGAAGCAAGATGAAATTGCTGCACTTGATGAGCGCATCGCAACTGCCGACAAGGTAGAAGCTCGCACAGCAGCAATCGCAGAATCTCGCAAGGATTCAAAGGTTGCAACATTCGGCGGCGCAGTAGTTACTCGCGAAGCTATGACATACGACAAAGATGGTCGCAACTCATTTGTTCGCGACATGATTGGCGCAAACCTTCGCAATGACCGCAATTCATGGGAGCGTTTGCAACGCCACCAGCAAGAAGTTGCTGTTGAAACACGCGACATCTCACGCACTGACGGAGCCGGTGGAGATTTTGTTCCTCCCCTATACCTAATCAATGAATATGCCGAATTCGCTCGTGCTGCTCGTGTAGGTGCTGACCTTGTTACAAACATGGCACTACCAGCAGGAACAGACAGCATCAACATTCCGCAGATCACAACAGGTACACTTGCTGCATTCCAGTCAGCAGATAACAGTGCAACAACAACACGCGACATGGTTTCATCAACTGTCACAGCGCCAGTTCGTACAATCTCAGGCTATGAGAATGTATCGATTCAGCTTGTAGAACAATCACCTCTTGCTGGCGGTCTTGATCGCCTAGTATTTGGCGATCTAATGGCTGACTACGCACTTCAATTGAACACAGCTGTTGTTGGTACTGGTGACGGAACATCAGGAACACTTAAGGGTTTGATTACTCTTGGCGCTGATACCACAAACGGCATTCCTACAACATGGACTGAAACAACTCCATCTGCTGTTAACGGCGCAATCGCAATTGCTAAGGCAATTTCAAAGGTTGTAACAAACCGCTACAAGCAAGCAGAAGCTATTTTGATGTCTCCGTCAATGTGGTACTGGTTCGCTTCACAGGTAGATGGCTCAAATCGCCCTCTAGTAGTACCTGTCACAGGCGCATCCTCTGCATTCAACGCAGCAGGTACAATCACCAATCCTGGCGCTCCTGCTGGCCTTGTAGGTACAATTCAAGGTGTTCCAGTCTTTATTGATGCAACAATGACAAAGACATACGGCGCATCAACAAACCAATCACCAATTATCGTTGGTAAGTTCAGCGATAGTTATTTGTTCGAGTCAGGAACTCGCACAAGAGTTCTCCCTGATATTTTAAGCGCGAACCTCACAGTTCGTTTTCAGGTTTACGGCTACGCAGCACTTGCACACCGCTTTAACAAGTCGGTTTCAGTAATTTCTGGAACAGGCGCAGTTGCACCTTCAGGCTACTAATTAGCTGAGTCTTGGCGCTGATCTTGCTTTCGGGTAAGGTCAGCGCCAAGGCGTAACAACATCCACAGGGGGATTTTATGAAATCTATATTTCTTGAAGGTTTGAAGTCTGCTCGCGAGATAGTGCAGAACAAAGGCATTGAACATCTTGATCGTTTAATTGGCGAACTTGAAGGCGATCAAATTGAAACAACTTCCTTGACTCCGAAATTGGAGTCACGATGAAAACAAGTCACAAAGTTTGCATTGGCATGGTCAACAACGGAACGATTGATTCACTCCTTGCGCTTGACCTTATTCAAATTGCAAAAAAGAAAGATGGTCGCTTTGCTCACATGATTCAAGTGGGCAATGTTGGACTTACTACTCGATCACGCAATGTTGTAATTAAAACATTCTTGGAAACAACAGATTCCGAATGGCTCTTAATGATTGACTCAGATGAGCGACTTTCAACTGACACTTGGCTCAAGCTGATAGATGCTGCTCACGATAAGGATCGCCCAATTGTTTCAGGGCTAGTTTTTGCAGCATTCTTTGACAATAGCGATGCGCTTCGCCCAGTTCCAACAATTTATCGCATGGATCCTGAGAAGGGTTTGGAAGCAATTGATGCTTATCCGCTTGACTCAATCATTGAAGTTGATGCTGTCGGAACTGGTTGCCTTCTAATCCATCGCAGCGTTCTGCTAGATATGCAACAAAAGGCAACGCCAAATCAAGGCAAGGATTGGGCTTGGTTCGTAGAAGGCGCGATTGATGGAATTTACTTTGGCGAGGATTTACTATTTTCTAAACGCCTAAAATCTATGGGCTACAAGATCCACGCCCACACCGGCGCAATACTGCCTCATCACAAACAATTTTGGTTGGATGAACGCCATCATCAAGCGATGCGCGATCATGCAATTCAACAAGTCAAGCAAGAAGGTTGATCGTACCCCTGGCGATCAACCTTCTTGCCCTAACAACAAAGGAGCAATAAATGGCAAGAATCTCGACAACTGAGGCCAATCAAGCCCTGTCAACGACAGGTTGGAGTTATGTCTCATTGCACACTGCTGATCCAGGAACAACTGGCGCTTCAGAAGTAACTGGCGGCACTTATGCTCGCGTTGCTGCTACTTGGAACAGTCCTTCATCGGGATCAGTTACCAACTCAGGCGCTCTTTCAATCAACCTGCCAGCATCGACAACCGCCTCTTACTTTGGCGTTTGGTCAGCTTCGACATCTGGCACTTATTACATTGGCGGTGCTCTTTCTCCAAGCGTTACAACTGGCGCATCTGCCGGCGTTGTAACAATCGCATCAGGTTCACTTTCAGTCTCAGCTTCCTAATTTAAGGAGTAGCCAATGGCAACAAATTATCCAAGTTCGCTTGATTCATTTACCAACCCAACGGCTACTGATACCCTTGATTCAGCAACAGTTCCTCACGCAGGTCAACATGACAACATCAATGATGCTGTTCTAGCAATTGAAACAGAGTTGGGAACTTCGCCAAAAGGAACATTTGCATCAGTCAAAGCTCGCCTTGCGGCTGGAGATCCCGATTCAGATCAGACAGTTCTTTCAATACAAATTTTCGGATAGGGATAAAAAATGGCAAGTTTTACAAAATTATTGTTATCAGGCAGCACACAGGGCAAAGCCATCAAAATTGCCGCAACTACTTCGGGAAGTGCTGGCACAACTATCCACGCAACAGGTACAGGCTCCACAGCTATTGATGAAGTTTGGCTTTATGCTTACAACTCATCTGGCAGTTCAGTTTCTTTAACAGTTCAATGGGGTGGCGTTACAGCTGTTGATAATGAAATTAAACTTTCAATTCCTGCCACATCTGGTTTAACTTTGGTTGTGCCTGGACTAATTTTGACAGGTTCAGGTGGCGGCTCACCAACTGCTTCCACAATTGCCGCTTATGCTGGCACAACGAATGTCATCACAGTTTCAGGTTATGTCAACAGGATTTCCTAATGACAAATCCTTTACGCCGGATGGTTTCATCAAGCCAAGTATCTGATTGGTTTACTAATAATCAAGCTGGCACACTGACTGTCCCTTCGAGAATTATAATTAGAGCTCTTGGCGGCACTATCACAACAAGCGGTGGCTACGTTTATCACACGTTTACAGCTTCGGGAACATTTACAGCGATTACATCTCTTACTTGCGATGTTTTAATTATTGCTGGAGCCGGAGGTGGTGGCGATAATATTGGTGGCGGTGGAGGCACAAGCCTTAACTACAGTTCAAATACTTCTCTGGATTCAAGAGACTACACAATTACAGTTGGTGCAGGTGGTGCAAGTAATTCAAATGGTAACGCTTCATCTATATCTGGTACAGGTTTTACAACTATAACTGCCGCTGCTGGATTAAAAGGAGTCGATGCCACAAGTGCAGGATCGACAAATGCTGGTAACGGAGGTGCTGCGGTACGAATAGTGGACGGCACTACAACAAACTTTACTGGGGGCGCAGGTAATGGCGGTGCTGCATTAAACAGGCGTGGCGGTGGTGGTGCAGGTACAAATGCAAACGGAAACGCAACCACATCAACCACAGGCGGCGCAGGTGGTGCAGGTGTTTCAACATATTCTGCATGGGGCTTAGCAACTTCAACTGGTCAAAATTCCTCAGGAACTTATTATTACGCTGGAGGCGGAGGTGGTGGCGTCGAAAGCACATCTTGGACACCGGGAGCCGGTGGGCTCGGTGGAGGTGCAACTGGAGGTACTGCAAACACAGTTCCTAATGGTTTTGCTGGTACAGCTAACACCGGTGGTGGTGGCGGTGGTGCAGGTGGTCGAGCATCGGTAATAGTTGGAGCAGGTGGAGCAGGTGGATCAGGTCTAGTCATAGTGAGGTACACAGTATGAGTCACTGGGCAGAAATTGATGAAAACAATATTGTTATTCGTGTTTTAGTAGGCGATAACAATGAGCCAGATGAAGGCGAAGCATTTATGCAATCACTTGGCGGTCAATGGATTAAGACAAGTTACAATGGCAAAATTCGTGGCAAGTACGCTGGCATTGGCGATACCTATGATGAAGCAAGTGACACATTTATTTCGCCAATCACAGGAGAACAGTCAGCTGATTCAATAATTGAATAATTGAAATTTGAGGAAATTGATTTAATAGTAGAAGGAAGCGTTGATGGCAATCTATAACGAAAGCATTGCCTACAACGCAGCTGGCGTTGCTTACAATGCCGGATCAACAGCTACAACTGGCTCAGGTTCAATCAGCCTTGCAGGTTCAGCAACCATTTCTCTTTCCTTTGCCACAACAGGATCAGGTTCAATCAGCTTAGTTGGTTCAGCAGCTACATCTTTCCCTACAACAGGCTCAGGCTCAATCAGCCTAGTTGGTTCAGCAGCCACATCTTTCCCTACAACAGGATCAGGCTCAATCAGCCTAGTTGGTTCAACAAGCGATTCACTTACATTTGCGACAACAGGTTCAGGCTCAATCAGCCTTGTTGGTTCAGCAACCGATTCACTTACTTTCCCTGCAACAGGCTCAGGTTCAATTAGCCTGGTTGGTTCGGCAACCGATTCACTTACTTTCCCTGAAACAGGATCAGGCTCAATCAGCCTAGTAGGTTCAGCAACCGATTCGCTCAAATTTGCGACAACAGGCTCAGGCTCAATCAGCCTAGTAGGTTCAGCAACCGTTTCTCTTTCTTTTGCCACAACAGGATCAGGTTCAATTAGCCTAGTAGGTACAGCAACTTCATCCTTTGTTGTAACAGGATCAGGTTCAATTAGCCTAATAGCAACTGCAACTGATTCACTTACTTTTGCCACAACAGGATCAGGCTCAATTAGCCTAGTAGGTACAGCAACTTCATCTTTTGCTTATCCAAGTTCCGGAACTGGGTCAATCAGCCTTGTTGCATCTGGAACTTTTTCAAAGATTAGTTACGCCACAACAGGTTCAGGCTCAATCGAACTTGTAGCAACTGCAACTGACAATCTTTACTTTGCCACATCAGCTTCGGGCTTGATTTCTCTTACTGCTTCGGGATATGGCTACATCGGCAATGGCGCTTCGATGAATAATCAATACCGAACTGGCGCATCTATTGTTGAAAGAATCAGAGTCGGGGCTACAATGAATCCGAACAAGAATTTAAGAGCTGGATCAACAATTATCTTAAGACCCCGAATCGGTTCGCTAATCAGCAATCGTGAACGCGCCACTTCTACCATCACAAGGAGATCTCGATGACTTATGACTTAGGAGATGTCATTCCGCTTGGAATAACCATCACTGATTCAACTGGCGCAAATGCCAATGCTTCGGCGGTCACTTGCACAATTACCCTTCCAGACGGAACCACCTCAACGGGTTCGGTGACAAATCCTTCAACTGGACTTTACAATTGCGACTTTTCCCCGACTCAAACAGGCCGCCATGCGGTTAGATGGCTTGCTACGGGAACAAACGCCTCAGCTTATACCGATGAATTTACGGTTCGAGATTATGCCGACCTTGGCATTGTTGGACTTGATGAGGTTAAGGCTCACTTAAACATTCCAACCACAGACACAACTTTGGATGAGGAATTGCGCCGATTCATTGATGCGGCAACCGACTTGGCTGAAACTTATGTTGGACAGGTTCTAGGTCGCAGAACTTTCACCAGCGAACTTTATGACGGCGGCACTGAATTCATTCGCATTCGCAATCCAAAGGCAATTTCCATCACTTCGGTTACTGAAAATGGATTGGCTGTCTCATCAAGTGCCTATGTCCTTGATTACACTGGACAGCGCCTCTATCGAATTGGCTCAGGCACACTTTATGCCACCAACTCTTATGGTTACTGGGTGCAGGGAATGAATAACATTTCCATCACCTATGTCGCTGGCTATGTCAATCCTCCAATGGCTGCTCGCCAAGGCGTTCTTGAGATTATTCGTCACCTATGGCAGACACAGCGCGGTTCAATGAGCGTGATGGGTCGCTCACTTGGCGGCGATGAGCTTTACACAACACCGACTTATTCCTTGCCACGCAGAGCGATGGAACTTCTTGACCCAACTAGCTTCCCTGGCATCGCATGACAGTCTCAATGGCATTTCCAACGATGGTCAACAAGATCATCACAGCCCTTGGCGCTGCTTCATCCTTGACTGGCATAAGAATCTTTGACGGCGCTGAAGTTGACTTCTCCTATCCAGGAGATGCAATCGCCATTGGCCATGATGGTTCATTTGGCGATTCTGAAATGCAGGTTGGCAATATCCAAGACACGCCATTTGCTTTCACAGATTTGCATGAGGAATCGGGAACGATTTCCTGTTCACTATGGTCACAAGATGGAACAACTGACATTGCATCTCGCAGAACTAGGGCATTTGCAGTTTTAAGCGCAATTGACACAGTTATTCGTTCAAATTCAACATTTGACGGAACTTGCCTTTACGCAATCCTTACCGCAAACACAGTCAACTATCGCCAAACTGATATGGGAGTCGCGGTTGTCCTTGACTTTACTATCAGCTACCAAGCCCAGTCATAAGGAGAAACAAATGACTTATACAATCATCAGCAATCGCCTTGACTGCAAGAAAGTTGAAGGCGATTCAATTACAGACAAAGAATTGCTTGAAATGGGTGCAAACATCGAAGCACTCATTGAAGGCGGTCACATCTTGGGGGATGCGACAAAAGCAAGTGAAACACAAACCTCAAAAGAAACTGCCGCGCCAGTGGTAGAATCAACATCAGCAATCTCTGAAGGAGCAACCATCAATGAGTAAAATAGTCCTAACAGATGCAAAAGTGACGATCAACTCAGTCAATCTCTCTGATCATATCAATAGCATCACTCTTGAAACAAAAGACGATATTGTCGAGACCACTGCATTTGGAAGCACAGCCAAGACTCGCGTTGCCGGACTTGCTGACAATTCAGTGACTTTTGACTTTATGCAAGACTTCGCAGCATCAAATGTTGAAGCAACAATCTATCCTTTGATTGGAACAGCAACCACAATTGTTGTTCAACCAACTTCATCTGCTGTCGGCACAACAAATCCCACATACACATTTTCCGCGATTATTTCAGAATGGTCTCCCCTTAAAGGTGGAATCGGCCAGTTAGCCACCGCATCGGTGACATGGCCAATCAGCGGAACTATCACAAAGGCGGTTGCATAATGGCAAAGCTAGTCCTCACAAACCCATCAATCACAATCGGTTCAACTGATCTTTCGTCATATATCACAAGCGTAACGCTTGACACAAAATATGACATTGTTGAGACCACATCATTTGGCTCAACAGCCAAAACCAGAGTTGCCGGACTTGCTGACAATTCCGTAACTTTGGACTTTATTCAGGACTTTGCGGCATCAGCTGTTGAAGCAACAATCTATCCGTTGCTTGGAACTAGCACCTCAATTGTCATCAAGCCAGTTGCAACAACAACCACAACAACGAATCCGACATATACGGTTTCAGCGATTGTTTCAGAATGGTCACCACTTAAGGGTGGAATCGGCCAGTTAGCAACAGCATCGGTGACATGGCCTGTTTCAGGCACAATTGCAAAAGCAACTTCATAACAACTAAGAAAGCAGGGGTTAAAACATGGATGGATTATCCGTCAAAATCAATCTAGTTGAAGGAACTGAACACACCTTTTCCTTACGGCCAAGAGTAATAGTTGAATTTGAGCAAAAGTTCAACAAAGGCTTGGGCAAGTTGATCGGAGATGAGCAGAAACTTGAACATCTCTACTATCTTGCCTGGGCATCGCTTAAAGCCAACGGAATCGTAGTTAAGCCATTTGGTGCAGACTTTCTTGACACTCTGAAATCAGTTGAGTTGGTCGTTGACCCTTCCTTAGAATCCACCGAGACAGCCTGACCTATTCAATAGCAGCTCTCTCGGTGGAGACAGGAATTCCACCTAATGAATGGCTTGATGCTCCAGACGGAATTCTGGAAGCAACTTACGCTTATTTGAACGAAAAGAACAGAAAGCGAGAACAGTGATGGCTCAAGAACGACTTGTCATCACCGGTCTCCATGAAACGCTTGCTGGCTTGAAAAAGTTTGACAAAGATAACTTGGCAAATTTCAACAAAGTTATCAACAAAGAACTTCGTCAAGCCAAGCAAGCGGCTCAGGCCTTAGCAGTTGAATATGCCGCTTCTAATGATGCTCCATTGCGAAATTGGAAGGCTGGATCGCAATCTACTTCTAGCACATCCAACAAACGCCCATTTCCGCGTTGGGATACCGCCCAAGTTGTTCAAGGCATCAAAAGTTCAAAAGCTCAAGGCAAGGTTAGAAAAGGCGATTACACAACATCGGCTGGCGCACTTCTTAATGAATCCGCAGCTGGCAGAATCTTTGAATTAGCCGGTCGAGGAAAACGAAAAGTAAGCACAGATCCACGAAGCATTGCTTTCAAGAAAAACTTGCACAGTCGTTTTGGCGAAACTTCTCGTTTGATTTACAGAATTGTTGATCGCGACAGAGCTAGAATTGAAATGGCTTTCTATTATGCCCTTGAACAGGCAAAAATAGATTTGCAAAAAGCCCTAGAATCCCAAAAGAGTTAAAGGAGAGTTAAATGGCAAAAGGCGCGGTCATTGCTCGGATAATCTCCGAATACTCAGACAAAGGCACAAAGGCAGCCACAAAAGATTTGCAAAACTTTTCCAAGCACAGCAACACCTTTGGAAAACAATTTGAGGAAATGGGCAAAAAACTTGCCAAAGCCTTTGCAGTTGTAGAAATTGTCAAATTTGGATTTGAATCAATCAAGGTTGCCGAAGCGGTAAATGGCGCATTCTCCAAGATGAATGTTGCTTTTGCCAATACTGGTTCAACTTTGAATTCTACTAGCACAGAAGTTCAAGACCTTGTTGAAAAAATGACTGGGCTTGCTTTTACTTCAGCAGAAACCGCAGATGCTCTTGCTCGTGGAGCAACAAGTTTCCATTCCGCAACCGCAGCAATGGACAACATGGGTCTTGCCGCTGATATTGCTCGCACAACAGGCATGACTTTAACGGATGCAATGGTTGCGCTTGGAAAAACTGCCGCAGGTAAGCTGCCAAAATCTCTTGCTGCTCTTGGCGTGATAATGCCGAAAAATGGCACTGCTGCTGAAAAATATAAAATTATTACCGATCAATTGACCAAAGCATTAAAGGGTCAAGCTGAGGCATACGCACAAACTCATCCAATCGAAGCGATGAAGGCTAAGTTTGAGGAACTAACCAACTCGCTTGGTCAATTGCTTTTGCCAGTCTTTAGCGCAGTTGTCAAAGTAATTGATGACCATGTTATCCCTGTCATTGTAAAGATGTTCAATTTCCTTCGCGAGAATCCAAAATATGTTCAACCAGTTGTTGATGCTTTTGCGCTTTTGGTTAACATATTGGCGAAGGTGGGCGTAAGCATCCTTCAAGAGGCTTCCTATTTCTTAAAGTTTGCCTCTGTTGTTTTGCAAATTGTTCGCGCAGTTGCCTTCCTTGCCGGCAACAAAGGCATGGAAAAATGGGCAAAGTCAGCCGCAGATGGTCTTGGCGATACTTCCAAATCATTATCTGATGCAGCCACAAAACTTGATAAGTTCCACATGACTGCAACTAAGTTAAAGGCAACTTCTCCAATCGTAGTGAAAAGTCTTTCTGGTATAACAACAGCAACCAACGCCGCTGCAAACGCAACAAAAAATTTAACAGACAAAGAAATTCAATCTGCCAAAGTTCTTGCTCAACTTAAAAAAATGGGCATTACTCCAACAACTGAAACCGATC